GCATTACGATCCCCCCTCCGCCCGTCCCTCGACGGGCAGTTCCTCGAATCCATTGGCCTTGACGAAGTCGATGAGCGTGGCGATCCGCAGGTCCCACATCAGCCGGCCGAGCGTCTTCGCGGCGTGCTCCATGCAGAGCGGGTCGCCGTTCACGGCGAAGAACGTGAAGTCGACCCGACACACCGTCCAGGAGCAGCGGCACGGGAAGGCGAGGCGCTCGGTGACGACGTAGGGAGGCATCAGCTTGCCGCCTCCCGCTCCTCGGGCCAGATCGCGCGGCGGTCGACACCGAGAGCTCGAGCGATCCGCTCGCGCCGAATGAGATCCGGATATCGCTCATCCCGCTCAGCGAACGCGATGGTGTTGGCTGCGACGTTGGCCCGGACGGCCAGCTTGATCTGTGTCCAGCCCTTCGCAGCCCGGAGATCCCGAAGGCGCTGACCTGGCGTCTTGACCACTTCCGCCGTGCTCATGGGTGAATCCTGGCAGAACTGCGGCACGCCGTCAAGCGTCTAAAGTTGACAATCCTCCGGGGAAGCCGTCAGGATGCGGATATGCAGGCACTTCGCATGGAGGATCTGAGCTTCGGTCGGCGGGCCCGCTTGGCTCGAGAGGGCGCCTCCCTAACGCAGGAGGCGCTGGGCAAGGCGATCGGTGTGAGTGCGGATGCGATCATCGCCTACGAGAAGGACCAGCGGATGCCAAAGGCCGACGTCCTCGGGCGTATGGCGCGGACCCTCGGGGTCACCACCGACTGGCTACTCTTTGGAGCTATGGGCCTAAAGTTCACTCGGCCGAAGGTCCATGGGCCGTCCCTCGTTGAAGAAGTAGTCAACCGCCCGATTGCCCTACAGTCAATGAACCAGCACACTCCCCCCATCCCAGACCGGGGTGGGGGAGGTGGCCGTGGGGACCCAAAAGTGGTCGACCTTGGCCGCGCTCGCCGTGAGCGCGCCGGACATCTTCGACGTCGTCGGGCGGTGGGCCGACTGGCTCCAGGTCACCGGGACGTCGCTTCCGACCATCGCCGAGTACGGGAACTACGTCCTGCGAGCCGGGCGACTTCTGCGTAAGGATCCCCGGTGGTTCTCGCCCGATGACGTCGTCGCGGTGCTCAAGTCCTACTCGAGCCACGGGCCGGCCAAGAGTCAGATGGCCCTGGCCCTCCGCTCGTTCTACCGCTTCGCCGAGGGCCGAGAGCTCTGCGGCAACCCGATGGGCGATATGAAGATTCGACCGGGCACGGAGAAGGAGGCCGCGGCGCTTACGGTGGAGCAGCTCCGTGCTCTGTTCCGCGCCGCCTTCCGAAGAGATCCTCGCCGGGGCTGGACGCTCATCCTGCTCTATGCGACGGGTGCCCGGATCGGCTCGCTCGTGGCAGCCACGGCGGACGATGTCACTCCCACCTCGATCACATTCCGCACGATGAAGGGGCACCGCCCGCCGCACGAGGTTCCCCTCGACCGTCTCGGGCGGTTGGCCGTCCTGAATCTGCTCGCGATGGAGCCCGGTCCCCGCCCGACGCTGGTCGGCGTGGGCAAGGGCACGATCTGGGCCTGGGTCCGCCAGGCGGCAAAGGACGCGCATGTCGAGGTCGACGGCCGGCTGGCGTGGCCGCATCTGCTCCGACACTCGGCGGGCACCATCGGCTATGAGGCGACGAAGGACCCGCTGGCCGTGGCCGAGTTTCTCGGGCACAAGGACCTCCGGCAGATCCGGCGGTACGTGGGACGCGCCGACGAACGCAAGCGTAGAGTGGCTCAGGCCGTTGGCCTGTGAGAAGGGGGAACCATGGAACAGAGACCGCCGAACAAGGTCGAGCTGATCGGCCAACTCATCAGCCACATCGGGAGCCTCATCATGCTCCTGTTTCTACTGGTCCTGTTCGGAGCCTGCACCGTAGTCATCCTGCGGTCCTAGAACGCGAAGAAGGCCCGAGACCGTGGCGAGCGGTCCCGGGCCATTGACTTCCCCGTCGGCCGGCGGAAGGGGGATGCCGACCTCACAGGCGTGTGCAGATTATCAGACGACTCATGCAGCTCGTGGTAACTCGTGGATGAGGGTGAAGTCGACCCAGCCCTTTTCGATGAGTTCGTACAGGCCGTTGGTCCCGTTCAGCCGGAAGCGAACCGTGCCATTCTGAGCCCAGTCGCGCCCCCAACTGTTCTTGGCTCGGGCGTAGGGGTCGAACCCGTCGACCGGATCAAGGTCAATCTTGTTGACGAGAATCTGGTGACCGCCACGCATCACGGTGGTGTAGTCGATGTTGCAGTAGTACGCCGACTTCCCCTCGGCATTCCTCACGAGCTGCGGCCTGTCCATCGACGTGTACCAGCCCAGCGCCATGAGCAGCGAGCCCCGCTCGAGGAGGGCGTAGTTGAAAGCGTCGACGTCCGTGACCCACTCGAACCGGTCGATCGCCCCGCGCTGCAGGAGGACCTGACAGGCGCTTAGGGTACTCGTCCCCTTGCTCAGCGTGGTGTCGGGCGCCCCCCAGTAGATGGCCGTCGATTCGAGGTAGAGCTTCTTGGCCCAGTCGTAGGTGATTCCGTCGACCTTGACTGGCCCGTCAGCCCGACGATGTCCGGACGAGAATGCGACACACATCCCAGATCCGCCCTGGTTGAGCCAGGCCCCGTCCTGGGGCCAGGCCCGTTCCGTTCGGGTGGTCTCCTCGGCCTTGACCGGGTAGAGCCGGGCGGCTCGGGGTGTGTCCTTGTCGAGGAGCTGACCGAGACCATACTCCCGATCGGCCACTTACTTGTCCACCGGGATCGTCCTGCCACTAGCGTTCGCCAGGTAGCCGACGATCGCTCGCACCGCCACCGCTACGGCAGCGAACAACGCAGTCTTGCTCAGCTCTTGTGAAGCAGAGAACGCCGCGAGGCCCGCCCAGAATCCGGCGAGCAGCGCGTTGATGATGAGTTCTTTTGTCATGCCTTCCTCCCTATTGTTACGCCAACGCCGAGAGTGTTGAACGCGATGGCTGCGATGAGCCACACCAGTGGTGAGAACACGAACGATCCTCCGAACACACCGAGGAGGAACGCGATGACGATGCAGACAAGCGCGAGTAATGCGGTCAGGCTGATGCTCACATTCTCCCCTTTCAGCACTTGAGATTGGACAGGGCCTCGATCGTCTGCTTCTGGTTCTCGATCGAGGTTCGGATTGCCTCTACCGACAGCCCGGGGATCCCGTTCGGATGCTCCCGCAGGAAGTCTTCTGCCGAGGCGACCCGGCCCTGGAGATCAGCGACGAAGCTGCACAACGCGTTGTGGCTCTGTAACGACGTCTGCCGGATCGCGTCTCGTTGGTTGGCCGAGTCGGTGTATCCGATGATGACCAGCGTCATCATCAGGACGATCAGGATGACCGTCGCGATCTCCATGATCCGCAAGGCCTTCTTGATCTCCTCCACGGCCACGGCCGCGCCCGGCGTCATCGGCTCTACCTTCATCGGCTCTATGGTCATAGAGCTCCCTCCAGCTCGCGCACCCTCCTCTGTAGGGTTTGGTTCCTCTCGGCCAGGGCATCATTGGCAGCCTGGATGATCGTGATGCGATCCTCCTGCTGGGCTATCCGCTCGTCGCAGCGGGCAAGGCGAGCGGCGTAGTCGGCACGGATCGCCCGAGACTCCTCCCACAGATCACTGGCCTCGCTGGTGGCAATCTTGCCGCGTGCGTTTCGGACCGCAGCGAGGTAAGCGACGAGGGCGACGATGACCGTTCCAGCGAAAGGGACGATTACCGACCATTGCATCAGGGCGCCTCACAGACGAGAGTCTTGGAGTTCCACACGGCGAAATGCCCGTTGCCTCGCACGTCACCCTGGACCACCGCATACACGGGTCGGCCCACGCGGCAGGGGACCGTGAGCTGGACGCGGACCCGCTTACAGGAGGCGCAGCCGTGGTTCTTCTCACCGATGACCCGAACACCCTGGATGATGAACGCGGTGACGTGCATCCGGCCGTGGCGCCGGCTGGTCACGTAAGTGCCGCGTACCTTGGCCGACCCGTCAACGATGGTGAACCGGTGGCGCCGGATCGCCACCGTGCCGTGGGCCTCTGCCGGGATGGCCGTGGCCATGACCGCCAGGAACAGCAAACAGGCGGCGGCGCGCCTCATGCGCTAACGGAGAACGAGTAATGCCAGGGCTCGTCGGAACGGGCCTGATGCCAGCCCTCGTTCTTCAGGGCCCGCCGGATCTTGTCCTGGTTCGGTGCCCCGGTCGAGACGTCGACGGCCAGGCCGCGGGTGTGCATCGTCCCATCGGGAGAGGCGTAGCGATTGCGGTCGGACTCGTAGAGCTCGCGCTGATAGGCACACGATCGCCACGAGCCCGACAGCGGGATCGGCCGACCGCCCTCGCGCTTGATCCTGGCCTCCGACCATCCGCACGCTCTGGCGTACCGACGCTCGGCGGCCTTGAACGCTCGCATGGCCGGTGCCTGAAGCTTGACCGGGGATCCGCCCTTCGGCGGCTGGTCGTAGATCACGAGGTTGCCGTAGTCATCGCGGCAGGCCCCGCCGTAGTGGATGACGCCGTAGGGCGTCTTGGTGTCAGTCATGCGAGCTTCATCACCCAGAGTGTCGAGTTGGCCTTGACGATCGTGGCTGTGGCACTGGAGCTGTTCTGAGCCCATTGAAATTGCAAATTCCCCGCCGTACCCCCGTTGGTCATCACGCCAGTAGCGGTAACAAACGTCGGGATGGTCGTTGAATTCGTTCTCGATTCAAAGCCCGCCGAAGGAGATGTGGAGGAACCGATATCCCAGCGGGTCAGAGTACTGCCAGCAGCCAGGCAGATCACGGTCCCGGCGATCGAGCCGCTGGGATACGTGAACGACCCCAGGAAGTTTCCAGCGCCGCCCGTTATCAGTAGGTTCAGCTCAAACTGCAAGACCTCGTTCACAGCCAATGCTTGGAGAAGTACATCGTCGTTTTGTGGCGTGATCGATGATGTAATCGATTCGTCGACACTCTTTCGAGCGGCGAGATGCATCAGAGTATTGAAGTTGTCCCGGACGTGCGTGTTCATTTGGGCTGCCGTAACCACTTCACCAGTGGCTCGGTCAGACCCATGTCCTAGGAGCAGTCCAGGCCATGGGTCACGCATCACCCCCTTCGCCGAGACCGTGCTGAGCGTTCTCGCGTCGGAGGTCGGCCGCCGTCTCTCCCGGTAGCCAATGCCGATTCTCGATGGGCCGCACGACGAGCTCGTCCTCGATGGCCTCGGGCGCAGCCGGCCAGACCACGCGCATCCACTTGCCGCCGATCTCGACGTTCCCGCAGTCCGCACAGAGGAACCGTCGATCATCCGGCGAGGTGAACTGGGCACCGCCGCAGAACGGGCAGTCGGTGATCCACCGGCCCTCATTCACCCGGGCCGCCACCTCCTGCGTGGCGTGGATCTCCATCGTCACCGGGACGAGCTTGGTGAACCGCAGCGCCCGCTCCGCCGGCGGCAGCGCCTCGAGGTTCTCGCCCGACGGCGTGCGTAGATAGTGAGTCTCAGGGGTGGCGAATCTCACGGGCGTGGTCCGATCAGTAGTAGAGGCGGGTGGTCGAATCGAGCACGCCATACACCGAATCGCCGAGGACCCAGTAGCTCGTCACGACGTCGAGCGGCGACAGATTGAGCGCGACCAGCCATTTCGCGCCGTGGCGATAATCAACGTCGTGATTGATGCCCTCGACGAAGCTGTCCTGCTCGATCGTGCCGCCGCCCACGGGGCGCTTGCGGGCGCGGAGCTTGGAGTGCAGCTCGCGGTCCAGTAGCCGGCCCCAGTAGTCGATCGAGGTTCCGATCATCATCGAGGAGACGCGGTTCGCCGGCGTGCCATACCGGGTGAGCAGGTAGTTCGCCCGATCGGCCATCTCGTTCTGATCCTCGTGGAGCGTCGACAGCGACAGCGTCCGATAAACGACCGTGTAGGCGTCACGTGAGGCCGAGTCGGACACGTCGACCGTCGTCTTTCCCGGCGCGTCGATGACCACCCGGTTCCACAGGTTCGTGTCGGCGCGCTCAAGCGGCCCGAGGTCGGCGTAGATCTTCTCCGATCCGAGATCGCCCCAGGTGTAGTTCGTCGTGTCGAGGGAATCGAGAACGAACTTGGTGCGGTCCTTGAACGTGACCTTGCCGTCGGCCGACATGAATAGCAGGCCGCCCTCGGTGACCTCGACCTCCTGCAGCGCCGAGAGCGCCGATTCCTCGTCGTAGGTTTTGGCCTGCACCGTGGAGATCCCGGCGTCGATCGAGCGGTCCCCGGCCGGCCAGTTGATCGCATCGAGGATCGCCGCGATGCGCGTGCCGGATGCCTCGGCCGAGCGCACCGCGCTCACCTTGGCCAGGCTGAGGATCTTGAATGCGTCGGCGGCCGTGATGGTCACCTCGGCATCACCGAGCGGACCCATACTCCACACCTGCGGCCACGTCTCGATGTAGCCGTTGAAGATGTCGTAGGTGACAGCCGAATAGGTCGCGCGGATTCGGATGCGCTTGCCCGGCTGAACGTTCGGGAAGTAAGGACCGGCGGCCTTGTTGGGATCGAACCGTCCGTCGCGGTTGCCGAACGAGATCGACGCCTCGGCCGTCTGGATCTTGTCGAGCTCGTGGTTGCGGCCCCGGCGAACGTGCCACTCGCGCACGTAGGGCGTCACATCTGCCCAGGTGAAGACACCACCACCGCTCTTTACCTCCGCGGCGATCCCGACCCAGTCCTGGCTGGAGCCGCCCCAGGTAGCGCTGGCCGTGTTCTCGAAGACATCGGATCGGTATTGAGTCTCGAGGTGTCCCGTCCCCCCCAGCTCGTCCATCTCGGACCAGCTGGCCCGCGGCGTGAACGAGACCGCCCCGGCGACGGCCCATCCCGAGATGCAGCGGTTGCTGGAGTTGCCCGCGGCTGCCAGCGTGATGGAGGCCGATGTACCTGTCGCGCTTCCCGCCACAGCTTGCACGAACGCCGCAGCTACCCCTCCACTTAGATCTGCACCGTCGTCCAGGAAGAACGAAGCTCGGCACCCATCCTGGTTCTGGCCAGCGAAATCGATCGTGGTAACCCCCGTCGTCGCACCGGAGGCGTTGGCCGCGAAGAGTGTCAGGCGATGGTTGGAGGTGGCGTTCAGCGCCGTAGCGATTTGCACCCACGTCAAGCCATTGCCCGAAATCGTGGGTACATTCGGGTCTCCACCACCGGTCCTGAACGAACGCACGAACACGATGATTAGGCCAGAAGTCGGGGGAGACCAACTAGTGTTCGGAAAGGACGACAGCGTCGAGGCACTGCTGATGTCCGGGTTGGCGCTCACACCGAGGTTGGAGAACGCCATAGGGTCGCCGCCGGGCGGTGATTCGAACGCGATCTCGATGGAGACGACTGGCAGCGCCATCGCCTAGACGATCCCGGAGGTGCCATTTCGCCGCTGGAGCTTGAGGATGTACTCGTAGACCTTCCGCCCGGTGGCCTCGGGATCGGTCGCACCGCTGACGTTGATCGTGGCGTAGACGTTGCCGCCTCCGCCGCCCCCTCCATCCCCGCCGCGCGGTGTGATGTCGACGCGCTCTCGGCCAGCCTCTCCGGCGAGGATCAGCGTCGGCTGGGAAACGTAGCCGTGGTAGCCGTGTTGGGCTTCCACCCGGTACAGCCGAGCCGCCACGCTGATGTCCACCGGACCGAGGCTCTTCACCCACGAACGAAACGACGCGACGGCGGCCCGAGCATCTCTACTGTCCGCGATGATCTCGATGGCCTTCTTGGCCGGGATCCCCTTGATCGAGGCGGCGAGATCGTCGGCCTTCTCTCTCGCCTCCTTCATGGCGTCGCGTGCGATCTTCAGCGCGCCGCTGAAGTCCCCGACCACGATCAAGTTGTGGATTTGCTGCTGCTGGAGGTCGGAGAGCTTCCCGCCGTATCGGACCGTCTCGATGATGACGTCGCGAAGCTGCCTCTTCTGCGCCTCCGTGATCCTGGTGACGTCCTTGGTGGCGACCCCGAACTCGCGCTCCGCCTCGGCCAAACCGGAGACGTTCTTGGCGTTCTCCTGCTCGAGGAACAGCCGGTGCTGGGCCTCGGCAGCGGCCTTGATCGGGGGAACCACGCCGCGCATCTCCGCGACGTATCGCGTGGTTGTGATGGTGCCGGCGACGAGCTCGGCGTGAAGCTCCGCCGAGCGCTCATCCATCGTCTGCATGCCGGTCGCGGAAGTGATCAGCTTCGTGGTCAGCGTGCCCACAGCCGGGATCGCCGCAACCGCCGCGACGCCCAGGGCCGCCAGCCCGACGGAGAGGCTGGCCACCGCCGGGGCAGCCGTGGTCGCGGCGGTGGCCGCTGTAGCGGCGCCCCCGCCCATCCGAATGAACACACTCGTGAGCGAGCCGCCGATCTTCAGGAGCCCGCCTGTGATCCGAAGCAGCGGGCCGAGCGCGGCCACCAGAAGTCCGACCTTGATGATCGTCTCTTGCATGGCCGGAGAGAGGTTGGAGAACGCCTCGGCCCAGCCTTTGACCATGTTCGCGATCTTCAGCGCGATCGGGAGCAGCTTCTCGCCCAGATCGATGGCGGCGACCTTGAGCTTGGTCAGCGCCTGCTGGAATTGGAACCCGGCGCCCTTGGTGGTTTCCTCGAACGCCTTGTTCAGCGAGCCGGTCGAGTTCTTCACGGCATCGAAGATGCCGTTGACCTTCTCCGCTTCCTGGCCGGTGAGACCGAACGCGCCGGTCATGGCTCGGATGTTCGGCACGATCTTCCGCAGGACGTCGATGTCGCCGTTGGTCCGCTCCTCGAGCAATCGGAGCGCCCCGAGGATCCCCTCCTCGGAGATGACCGACCGCATCTCGTCGGCCGAGATACCGACCGACTTCATCGTTTGGGCGGCCTCCTTACCCGGAGCCACCAGCGCCGCCAGCAGCGACCGCATGGCCGTGACGCCCTCATTCACGTCCAGGCCGATGTTCGACAGCGTCGACAGCGACGCCGCTACCTCGTCGAAGCTCACGCCCGCCTTCGCGGCGATCGGCAGGATGCGTCCCATGGCACCACCGAACTCATCGGTCTCCGCGGAGCCCTCGCGGACGGCGGCCACCAGCGTGTCGGTGACCCGAGCGGCCTTCAGGCCCGTGCCCGAGTAGGCGTTCAGCGTATTGGCGGTGAGCTTGGCAATGGTGGCCGTGTCCCCCAGGCCCGCAGCGGCGGCCTTGGCCGAGGCCTTCAGGGTCGGCATGATCTGCGAGGTCTTCAGGCCGGCACTGGAGAGAAAGAACAACGCGTCAGCGAGCTCGCGCGGGTCACGGGCGGTGGCACCGGCGAGGCTCTTGACCGACTCCTTCCACTTGTCGATGTCCTTCTGCGAGGCATTGGAGACGGCGGAGATCTTGGTGAACGCGTTCTCGTAGTCGGTGGCCATCTTCACCGCGGCGATGCCGGCGCCCACGATCGGAAGCGTGAGGCTGCGGGTCAGCGTCCGGCCAGCGGAGGAGAGCTTCTGACCGACCAGGCGCATCTTGTCGCCGACGTTGGCGTGCGCAGTATCGATCTGCTTCAGGGCACCGATGACACCGCTCGCGTCGCCGGTGTACTGAATCCGGAGCGTGCGGGATCCTGCCATCTACATCAGCCCCACGGGGCTGGCGCCAGCCGCACCCGTCGCCCACCCCTGGATCTCGAACAGATTCCGCAGGCCCCGCTCGAGGATGAGCTCGACCTCGGCCTCCTTGTCCTGGATCGCGCGGCCGGCGAAGCGGGATCCGGCGGATCCGTACTTGCCAAACCCCGTCCACTTGCCACGGGCCCCCCACTCCGCGCCGGCGCCGTAGGGCACACCGCTGGTGATGTAGCCGGTGACGCCACGGACACTCGCCCGGTAGCTCCCGGCCAGCGCGCCGGAGCGCCGGGGGGACTCGGCGGCGGCCTGCGCCACCACCGGAGCCCCGGCAGCCGTCAGGGCGACGGTCAGATCCCGGGGCGCGAGCCAGATGGAGCTCTTGAGCGCGCTGCGGAACGCCGCCAGGTTCTCGATTCGCACGCCGTATTCATCAGCCAAGGATCCCGTCCCGTCTGTCCTTTGCCTCGCGCGCGCGCCGCTCTCTCTCGAGAGCCTGGTCGCGGTCGCGGAGCACCATCAGCACCGCCTCGTAGAGCTCCGGATCCTCCTCAGGCAGCGTCCGTGTGACGCCACCCGTCTTCACCAGGACCGTGGCTAACTCGTAGGTGGCGGTGTCTCGGTCGTAGGGTTTGGCTCCACGGCCTCCTCGGGGAACTTCACGTCGAGCTCGTCGACGCCCTCGCAGAAGGAATCGAAATCCCCGACCTGCCCGTTGAGCTCGCGCCCTAAGGCGCGCCAGCCGTAGAACAGGTGCCACTCCTCGCGCATCTCCGAGAAGTCGGCGCCGGGCTTAGGCGTGCCATTCTCGTCATAGAGCTCCGAGAACTTGCCCATCGTCGTCGAGGAGAGCTTGAACCGTCGCTCGAAGGCGATGCGGTCGGCCGTGCACATGTAGGTCTTGCACTCCGCTCGAAGCTCCCGGCCATCGAGCATCGTCACGAACAGATTCGTGGTCGTCATCCCGTCACCGAGATGTTGTTCGTGGTGTCGGTGAGCACCAGCGACGTGAACTCCACGGTCATCGGCGGGCTGCACTCGGGCGAGAACGTGGCCGTGGCGGTGATCGTGTAGTCGGCCTTTCCGTTCTGCACCGGGACGACCACCGACGTCGAGAACGACGTCTTGTTTGCCGCCTGCGGGTGATTGCCGCCGCCGTTGATGCAGTCCGCCGTTCCCGACAGGACCGCGACGATCTGGTCCTCGTCCCCGAGCCCGGCCTCCTTCGCCGTCACCGTGACGGTGTTCCCCGACGTGGTGAACACGGGTGCCCCCACGAAGTGCGGGCTGCCCGCCTGGGCCGGCAGTGCGAACACGCCGAGCAGAAGCCCGACGGCCAGTGCAACGACTAGCTTCCTCATGACCAACTCTCCTCTCTTAGGACCCCGTGTAGTTGGATGCGGCCTCCTGGTTGTGCACCAGCGCCGTGAAGGCGTTGGGGGTCGTGTCCAGGACCGTGGACGTGAGCTCGATCTCCGCCGGACCACCCGCCGGCGTCGGGTTTGGATATGCCCCCGGCGTCCACGGCATCCGGGTCGCCGCGAAGTCCAGATCCCGCGTGCCCGCCGTGATCGTCCACAGCGTGTGGAACGATCCGTACACCGGCACGTTCCCGACCGCCGAGCCCGCGTCCGCCCCCGTGACGATCGAGCGCCACAGCACGGTATTCGTGGGGATGACCCGAAGGACGACCGTGATCTCCTGCCACCCCGGCCACACGTCGATCGGCTCAAGCTGACGGGAGACCCGCACCGGCTCGAGGTGGTTGTTGATGGTGATGGACCCGCCGGTGATGTCCGCCGTCACCGGAGTGGTGGAGTCCGAGTCAAGGGCGAACGTGCCGCCGGCGGGGAAGAACGACTGCTGCCCCGAGTCGTCCGTGGTCGGGTCGCCGGACGTCGTGTACAGCGTGGCCGTGGTTCCCATGAGCCGGCAGCCCATCTCGATCGGCTCAGCCTGGTCCCAGGAGAACGAGAGCTGGTCCACCCGGCAGTCGCGAATCTTGTGATACTCGGTGTCCAGCCGCGTCGCCGCCGTGAGGTAGCCCGGGGCCGCGGCAGTGTTGGTGATGGTGTGCAGGAACGGGTCGCCGGCGCCGGTCGTGTTCCGCGCACCGAGGGCGTTCTCCAAGAGCATGACCACCGATCGGGCCCAGGCCCGCGAGGTCACGTCCACGGTCCACAGGAACCCCGAGCGATACGCCGCGGGCGGGACGCGCGTGGCGATGGTCAGCTCCTCGTAGGCCTGATCCAGCCCCGGGTTCAGGATGTCGCCACCCCGCAGCGCCAGGCCGTACTTCCGGGCGGCCGCAAGCGTCCCGAACGTGGTCTGCTTGTCGATGGCCAGGACAGCGATCTTCTTGTTCAGCGCCACGGCGTCACTCCTCCTTGTCCGATGCCTTCACGCGCTCTGCGTAGCCCAGCAAGATCAGATGCTCCAGCGCCGCTACTTCGTCGTCCTTTGCTTCCACGATTCCGGCCTTGAACGTGACCTCCGGAGCGTCCCCGAGGGCGACCGAGCAGGCCTCTTTTACGCGGTACTTGGGCATGCTTCCTCCTTGAATCACGGGAGAAAACTGAGCGGCTTGGAGCCCCTCAGACAATCCAACTTCCACGCGGCCCTTCCCGGGTGTAGGCTTCGTGAGCGACCTCCTGGGTGCGTAAGGATCCAGATCAGGCGACGGAGCCGGGATCTCCGTACAACCCCGGCAGGGAGGTACTCAGGCCCAACAGCCTGGGGTTGGGGCCCTCGTCCCTGTGGCGGGGGCCCCCCTCTTTCCTCTCACGTCCATCAGACCCGAGCCCTGAGAGCGCCCAGGAAGAGAGGAAGGGCCCTCCTGGTGCTCTCAAGCCCGGGTGCCTCGTGCGGTCCGTCTCGCACGCAGGCTTATTACGCGGGGCCCGGCTGGTGGCGCCGGGCGAGACTCCCGCGAAGCCGCAGGATCCAGAGCTCCCGTTCCTTCGTTCCGCGCCGGAGTGCCCGGATCGCCCAGCGAGCCGCCGCCCGGTAGTCACCAAACTGCAACGCGAGCGCGTAGACCCCGTCGTTGTTGTGGAGGTTCTCAACCATCGGCGACCTCACTGAAGCTGGGCAAACACTTCGACGCCGGCCTTGAACCGGGCCAGGACTCCGTCGGTGTACTGCGTCGTATCCAGCTCGTAGCCGCGCATCTCGGCCCAGTCGATGATCAACAGGCCCAGGCGCGGCGTGTCCGCGAGCTCGTTCTCCACCTCCGCCAGGATGTCGAAGGCCCGATCCTCGGCGTCCGGAGGGACGACGCCGGCAACGAAACAGTGAATGATGAGGTCGATGGTGTACTGCTCGTCGCGAGGCACCCGCCCACCGGTGGTTCCGCTGACGGCATGCACGCCCCTCACCCGGTCCAGGTAGATCGCCTCGTGAGGTATCTCACCGGGCTGGGCGTAGGTCACCGAGACACCGTCGAGTCCCGCGCGCGCGTCCAGCCGTGAGACCAGCGCGGTCTTGACCGCCGGCACCGTGCTGGTGTTCATGCCACCATGACGAGCTTGCGCGCCTGCAGGACCGCGTCGACCTCGAGGATGCCGGTCGGGCGCATCGGCGCCGTGCGGACCACCGTCCCCATCTCCGTGACGATCGAGGTCATCCGGTCGGGGATCCCGGACTGATCGGCGAGCAGCTTCGCCCGGATAGCCTGCATCGCCACCTGGCGAACCTCGACGTCGGGCTCATCAGCTCCGTGCTCGTACGTCACCTCGACGTTCTGCCGGCCAGCGACGAAGAAGCCTGCGTCGCGGACGATCCGCCCCGAGTCGTAGAGATCCCAGGCGGTCAGTCCGGTCTGGACGACCCCGTCCACCTTGCAGGTCAGGATCCGGCGCGGTAGGGCACGCTTGAGCCACAGCTCGGCCGTGCCCTGGCCATCGAGGAACTCATGCTCGAACCGCGGAACGAAGGCCATGCCGCAGAATCGCTCGGCCAGATCCTCGAACCACTGACGCTTCTCCTCGAGGAGCTCCTGGGGGAACGTGACGGCGCTCGTCAATCCATTGAGCGCGCGGAGGTCGATGATCGGGACATAGAACGCGCCGACGATATCGGCGTGGATCGGCGGGTGGTGCTGGGTCACCCCACCGAAGGCGCCGTAGAAGTCCAGGGTGAAGTATTCCAGGTCGGCTTGCGGCGCCAGCGTGTACCGGTAGATCCCGGTCGTGGTCGGCGGCTTGGTCGTGGGGGCGCCCGTAGCAAACACCGTCCCGTCGGCGCGGGTGATGTCGACCAGGACGGACGCATCGGCATCGGTCGGCGTGGTGCCGACGAGGAACTCCGCGTCAAGCGCCACCTGCGTGTTACGAAGGGCACGGACGACGCTCACGCTCGGAGTGCCTCGATGAGCTCATCCTTCGACATGGACGAGTAGCCCTCGACCCCGCGCTCTTTCGCCAGGGCCTTGAGCTGGACGACCGTCCGGTCCTCATAGGGACCGCTCCCGGTGTCTTCCTCCTCCACCAATACCGTCGCGCCGCGCTTCTCACCCGGCGCCTGTGTCGCCGTCTCGACCTTGTCCCATCGGCCGAAGGACGTGACCTCCTCGAAGTGCTCGGCGGCGCCTGCCTTGCCGAGCTGCTTGAGGAGCGGATGCCCCACGGGGACGATGTCCCCCTCGGAGACCGTGACGAATTCACCGTTGAACTGCACCCCAAACGCGTGCTTGGCGCGGAGATAATCGTTCTTCTTCATCGAGCCTCCTTCGGAGGGAGCGGGGGGAGGGCATGGTGCCCTCCCCCTCGTTCGCTTGCTCCCGCTTGTCCTACGTGGTGCCGGTTCCAGCGCGGAACGCGACCGGGTCGAGCACCTTGGATCCGTTCCTCCACCACGCGAACAGGCCCCTCTGTCCGGTCGGGAAGCCGAACCCGGCCCCGGCCACAGCCTGCTGCGTGAGGTTCTGCACGAGCTCGACGTTCATGCCGACCCGATCGATGATCTTGAACATCGAGAAGTCACCCAGGAGGATGTCCTTCACGCCGTTCACGATCGTTGCAGGACACGTCGACAGCTCGTTCACGGCGTAGCCGAGCAGCCGCAGCCCGGTGTTGCCGTTTCCACCCGAGGACGCCGGAGCGTTTCCCATGAGCTCACCGATGCGGAGCCAGAGCTGCGCGCCGCCTGCGGTGTCCAGTGCCCGGATGATGTTGTAGATCGCCCGGTTCGCCACCCACTGCGCCCGAGGCCGGAAGCGTGGAGCGAGCGCGGCCTCGATCGCGTAGAGGTTCGCCGCGGTGATCGTCAGACCCGTGGCCAGTGCCGTGGTGCCGGTCGCACCCGTGAAGACACCGAACGGGTTCGGCGGTGTGCCGTTGCCGGTGTTGAACGCCGTCGCCTCCTCGTCGTCCTTCGCATCGGCGAATAGGCGCGCGAGCCCGGCGTCCATCCCCGGCCAGTCGCCCTCCGCCTCCACGGAGAACGGAACGAAGGCCTGGACGCGCGAGCAGACGATCGCCGGCTGGGCGAGCGTCGGCGTGTTGTCGGTCGTGACCGCGCCCTCAGCCGCACGGGAGGCGGTGATCGCCGCCGCCGTTGCCCCACGCCACTCGTTCGAGCCGACGATCGGCTCGACGTTGGAGATCGCCCGCAGTGGGTTGACCACCGAGGCCGACACCGGGATGAGCGTCGGGTCGAGGGTGAACGTGATCGGGATGCCCGTGGTGCCGAGCGAGAACGCACGCTGCTCCTCGTTCGTCATCGGCACACCGGACATCCACTTGCGGAACGCCGCGCGGTAGGCCGGCGACCCGGTCTTGAGGATGCGCCGGGCGAGCTGCCCGTCGTCGGTGTCGAACTCGTCGAGCAGGCGAGCGATGTGCTCCTGCACCTGCTCTCTCGGCAGCGCCCCGGGGCGCTCGGGGAAGTGCGCGAGCTCCACGGCCCGCATCGCCCGGTCCCGATACTCCTGCCGTCCCCGGGAGGGATCGTCCGGGTTGAACCGGACGTTGGAGAGGTCGTAGATATCCCTCTCCTTGGAGCTCACGCGCTCCTTCGGTGCCTCCCATGCGGGCGTGGCCCGGGCCGGATCCGCCGGTCCGTTCGTCGCGATGTGCTTGAGGTACTTCTCGCGCTTGTCGAGCTCGACGACCCGCTTGTCGATCTCCTCGTTGGTCTCCACGAGGTCCGCGTATCGCTCGCGCGCGTCGTCCGGGTATGGCAGGCCGGCGTACTCGTTCTCGAGCGCCGTCAGCTCGGCCTTCACCTGCCCCTGCTTGTTCGTGAGCTCCTCGATGGAGCGGAGCTCGTTCAGCTCGTTGACATCCATGCCAACCATTCCTCCCTGGTGCGGAATCTCCGCACCTCTGGCGCTGCGGGCAGAGGCTTTTCCTCAGGAGGCTTTTCCTCGGCGCCCTTCCTGTTCTTCAGGGCTTCCTCGATCATCCGGGCCAGCTCGCCCGGACGCCTTCTCGCCAGCTCGGCCACGGTCTCGGTGGCCGGCCGGAACTCATCGGTGAGGGATCGCACGCCAGCGGTGGCGCCCACATAGGCCGGGAACGTCACCGGGCCCGTCTCGAACACGGAGGCCTTCACGATCGACCGCTCCGGGAGCCCCTCCGGATTGTGATCGGAGAGTTCGGGCCGCTGCACGATCGTCTCCTCGTCGATGCCGAACCGGAACGACGCGCCGTAGGCACCGGCCCGCAGACCATCGACCACGAGCGACGGCACCCCGGCGAACATCGGCGCCTCGGCCACGCCACCGACATCGGTCTCGCGCGCCGTGACCGGATGTCCGAGCAGCTTGTCGCCGAGCTCGGGATCCCGGCCGTGATTGAACGTGATCTTCGGCATCCGCTCGGCGAACGAGTCAACGAACGCGCCGGGGAGGACCCGCTCCATGAACCGGCCCTCGAACCAGGAATCGATCTCGGTCCACTCGTTGAACCGCGCGAAGTTCACGACGAGGGTCCGGCCCCCGTCGGATTCCTCGCGGAGCTCGAAGTTCTCGGCCGATGGGGCGATCGCCCGGTACAGATCGGCCCGCGGAAGCGCGGACGCCTCCTGGGCCTGGATCGTTGACATGTGCGCCTCCAGGTGTCGACGGGCCTCGGCGGCGTTTGTGAGGCCCTGGGTCTGTCCGAACCGCTGCAACGCGGCGCGGACACCGGCCGCATTGGGGACGGGTGCCTTCGCCAGGTAGTGATGGGGGAGCTTGTGGCTCGAGCGGAGCGCGGGATCGCCGGAGGTCTTGCCCGCGCAGATCTTGTTGTAGTCGGCGGCCGACGAACATTGCGTCATCGCCTTGTTGCCGTCCCATGCACTGTTATCGATCGCGGCCCGCGTGGGCTGATCGACCATTGGCCTAGCCTCCTTCGGCGACCGGTGCTGGCACCTTCCCGTTCCCGGTCGGCGCGAGCTCGGTGCCCGGTGGCTGGAGCTGCACCGAGAACAGCCCGGTGTGTTTGAGCAGCGACAGGTCGTTGTCATCGACGGCCGCGACCACGGACGCCTGCTCGAATCCGGCGTCGACGAGGGACCTGATCGTCGCGGCGCGCACCTGCAGGATCTCGGCGGCGTCCTTCTGGTCCTCCTGCAGAAACGGTATGTCTCGATCGTCGTACCAGAGGCGTGCGTCCGACGGTGTCGTGATGATCGTCTGCAGCGAGCCGGCGAAGTTCCGCCAGGTCGGGCGGGCCCACTCGTCGGCGAAGGCCCGGCGCGCCTGGCCATAGTTCGAGTACGTCGCGGCCTGCAGGCCCTCGGACAGTCCGACGAGCACCGGAGGCACGCCAGCCGCCGCAGCGATCCGCGTCTCCCCGGCGCCCTGGGTCTGCTTGAAGTCGACCTGCCGCAGGTTCGCGCCGATCACCGTGGCATCGGCACCGCCCCCGAGGAAGATCCGCTGGTACGCGCCCTGGAGCCCCTCGGGGTGCATCTCCTTGAACAGCTTCACCCACTCTTTGAACTTCTCCGGGGTGATCAGCGGATCGGACTTGACCAACAGGTTCGGCGTGGCACCGCCCTCGAAGAACTTGAGCTTGTGGGTGGTGGCTGCGAGGTCGCCCTCGATCTCCCGGATGACCGGCGAGATCCACGACATCCCCCGCCAGGGCGCGAGCGGGTCCGGCATCGGGGCGAAGTGCGCCACCCGGTTCGGCAGCAGCGGGATCGGGTCCTTGCCCCCAGCCGTTCCACCGGGCTGGTAGAGGTAGCCGAGCACCTCCGCGCCGAGGTCCCAGCCGTTGCTGTCCTTGGTGTCGGGTATACCCGACACGATCGTCACCCAGTCCGGCCGGAGCACCTGCAGGCGATCCGGTGCCACCCGGGCGATGAACGCGTTGCCGGCGAAGTCGGCGGAGACCAGAGCCTTGCCGAGCAGGTCCCCGGTCGTTCCCCCGGGCCACGGGCGCTCGAGGAGATTCAGCGAGGGGTCCGAGAACAGATCCCCCGGCCGGCCCTCGCGCATCCGCTGGAACGCAAAGCGCGCCTCGGTGAAGACTCGCAGCCGCACGGCGCAGCAGGCGAAGACCACTGCGTCAGCAAAGAGCGCGCCGTTGATCCAGCCCGAGTATCCGGGGGCGATCCTCTCCTCGTTACCCTGGAGCGTCGTGTTCAGCCCGATCGGATAGTTGAGCCCCAGGTACGACATCCAGGTGTCGAACCCGAGTGGGTCGTTGCGCTCCTGGATGTTGGCGAGCTCGTCCTTGAGAGCGAGGCCACGGCTGAAATCAAACGTGAAGCGTCCCATCCGGCTCCTCTAGATCGACGCGATCATCGGCTCGCGCGCGCCCTGCGCCGCGTAGAACATGGCCCGGTCGTAGGCGAGCACAGCTGCCACCGCGAGGTCGATGTGGCGCGGGGAATCCCGCGTCTCCTTGGTGATGTAGGCCCCGTCCCGGTGCTCCTTCACCACGGCGTTGTGGAGGTGCCGCGAGAGCCCGGGGTTCCCGTCGTGGGCGATCCCGGTGCCGTTGACCACCGCAGCGTAGAAACGAGCGCACGCCGGCGCCATCCGGACGATCGAGTTGGTCGGGAACTCCACCACCTGGCGATAGCGGTCGGTCCACTCCTCGATCTCCGAGGTCCATCGGTGTGGGTCGCACGCCATCTCGCGGACGTCATAGGTACGAAATGCCCGATCGACCGCAGCGTCAACCTCACCGCGGGGAACCCGCCAGTCCTCCCCGGCGTTCTCGGGCCGCTCCCACCAGTCCAGCACGAACAGGAACCCATCGAGCGTGCAGCCCACCAACCCTGTGCAGTCCCGGTTGTATGAGCCGTCGAATCCGAGCACGACCGTCGTCCCGGGTTCGACTTGCCGATTGGCCTCGAGTTGCCCCCACAGCCCGGCCGGCAGCCAGGATCCGGAGGGGCGAACGAACTGGCCGAGGTGGTAGCGGCGGAACTCATGCTCGGGGATCCGGTCCACCTCGTAGCGGGCCGCGATCCGCTCAATATCCACCCACGAGGCTGGCATTGCCTCCCGGATGGCCGCTCGCAGCTCGGCCGGATTGTTGAGGTCGTACTCCGTGGTCGCCGCATAGCGGACGTACAGGAAAGTCGGGTCGACGATCTCTCCGGCCGCGACCTTCTCCCCGTAGGCCACGAGGCCGCCGATGAGCGAGTCCGGCTGGGCATCGTCTGGCGTGCTGATGTTCAGTTCGAGCCCTTGGTCCCGCTTGGAGAGCGAGTTGCCGATGACCAGATGCACCCGACGCTGGCGTGGCAGCGTCCACTCGTGGAGCTCGTCGGCGATGAACGCCGTGGGGAGCCCGCCCTCGTTGGTCCCGCCCACGCCGGCCACTCGGAACAGCCGGCCGGGCTGGCCCTTCACCGCGATCTCGGTCTCGAACGCCTCGAGGAACGGCGCCACGCCGCTCGACTCGTGGGTGGCCATGATGTACGTCGGCTCGAACAGTCGATCCGTCTGCTCCCACGAGGCCGCCGCCAGCGGGATGTTCGGCGATTTCCGCCGTGTCGGGGCCCCGCTGGTCGTGACCGTCGTCGGGCCCGCGAGCTCGGCCAGCCCCACGGCGCCCAACAGCTCGGTCTTACCCCAGCCCTTCGGGCCGATGAACAGCGCCCGGCGCACGACCCGGCGATGCGTCTCGGCATCGACGAGATATAGCCGCCGGAGCAGGAACCGCTGGAACGGATCCGTCAGGAACGGCTGCCCGTAGAAGTCACCCTCGGCGTGGACGAGGTTGCCCTCGATCCAATCGGCGACGACGCCGCCGAGGTCGATGAACCTACCGTTCGGGGGCGGCGAGATCGCTGCTGGCGTCGCCAATTTCGACGAGGGGCGGCGCGTCGTCGCGGTCGATCTCCCCATACAGATCCTCCAGCCGGCGCCGGGCCTGCGTGAGCTGCAGCCCGAGCGAGAGCCGTGCCCTTGGGTTCAGGCCGAATCGATCCTCGAGCGCACGGATCTCCCCATCGGTGGTCGCCAGATACTTGGCGAGCGGGTGCAGGACGAGCTGTCCCTGCGAGCCGAGCGCCGTCGGCCCGGCATCGAGCGCCTTGATGGCTCGGTAAGTTCGCTCTCGTTCGTCCTTCAGCTTGGCCAGACGCTCGAGCGCCTGAACGTCGGTGTCGCCCTGGACCGCTTTGGCCACATCGGAGCGCCAGAAGGCAAACCACCACGCGCGGGTGTCCCGAAGCAGCCCCTTGGGCGGCTTGGGGACCTCGAGCTCGCCGACGATCGCCAGCTCGGCCTTCTTCGGGTGGTTGCGCCTCAGCGGGCGCTGCTTGGGAACCGGCCCGCGAGCACCCATCGAAAACCTCCAACCCGTACAACGCGTGAAAAACCCGTACACGATCGGAGCCGACTGAGCGGGTGTGGAATCATCACCCTCTGTTCGCGATCGATTGCCGCCCCCCCACCCCCACTCCTCGCGACGAGTTGCACGATCGACAGAGGACGCGGAGCTCACCGTCCTCGCCACCCAGGGAGCGAGGCACGACGTGGTCGGCTGTCAGGTCATGACTCGGATGAGGTGGGCGCTGCCAGCCAGGGCAGAGCCATCCATGCTCGGCGACCCACGCCGTCACCACCTCGGACCGACGACGCTGCTCCACCGACGTGCGCTGGGGCACCCCGTGGTCGGGGCACCGGGATCCCACCGCCGTGACCACGCCGCACAGGAGGCAGGGCTTAGCCACCCTCAATCCCTGACAGCACTCGGCCTCTGCCTTCCATCCCCACCAGCCCGGCGTCCCCCTCGAATGCCCCCCCCGTCAATGCAGGGTCCCCGTCGGTGATGAACACCCTGTACACACCACCGATAGCGATCGCCCGAACATGGATCCGACCGTGGGCTGGGGCAAAGGGCACCAGCGGTGGAGGCGCACCACTGGCCAAGTCACGAACATGGATCCTGCCTCGAGCAGAGCCCAGCCCGATCTTCAGTCCGCTCGCTGTTCCTCGAAGGTGAGACCTACCGACCGCCGAGGCGATGCCACGCTTGAGACCACGGGCTGTGCCTCGAACATGGCTACGACCAGTCGCCGAGCCGAGCCCGATCTTGATCCCGGTCGCTTTGGATCGGACGTGGACCCTGCCGATCGCCAGAGCCGACGGAATCGCGGGCGGAGGGGCGCCCGTTGCACGACCTCGGACATGAGCTCTGCCTACCGCCGAGGCGATGCCACGCTTGAGCGGTGTCGCGGTACCGCGAACGTGGACCCTGCCAACTGCGGACCCGATCCCGATCTTGATGCCGGTGGCCTTGCCCCGGACGTGGACCCTGCCAACCGCTGGAGCCGACGGAATCGCAGATACCGCGGCACCGGTGGCCGTCGCTCGCACATGAGCTCGTCCTCTGGCCGCGATGACCGCCGTGGGCTTGGCCGTTCCTCGGACGTGGACTTGGCCCTCGGCCGGGATTGGGGCAACCGCCCTCGTTGTGGCCCTGGCGTGGATCCGCCCGACAGCCGGTGCGCTGCCAATCTTGAATCCGGTGGCCGTCGCGCGAAGATGGATCCTACCGATGGCCGGGACACTCGGAATGAGGACAACCGCCGCGCCTGTGGCCTTGCCTCGGACATGGATTCGCCCGATTGCCGATGCGGTCTTCGCCGGGATGAAGGCGGCGCGCTGCCATCTGACCCTGATCCGCCGACCGCGCCCCAGCCTAGCCACGGCCTACCACCTCGAACTCCGCCGCATCGCGGGCCCGAACAGCACGTAGAGACGACCTCCGCCGAGCGGCGGCGGGGGTGGCGGTCCAGGATGGACCATGATGGTCTGTGCACGCCATGCTGCTGAGACGTCCACGCCGAACGTGCCGGGGTTTTCTGCCACCCCGGTCGTTAACTGGCGCTCAGCCGCGAGGATGAGCCCACCTAGGTTGGTGCCCGCGATGCCGCATGATTTCTGCCGCGGCGGCGACGGCGTGTAGTTCGTCGGAGATGTGTTGCCCCAAGTATCATCATCCGCTTCCTCACCCGCCATGCCAGCGACGGCGATGAACAGGTAGTCCTTGGAACTACCCGGCGTTGCCGATGCAGGCGGGTCAGGCGTTGCTGACGTTCCAGTCGCAGTAGTACCAATCTGGGGAGCCTGTGTCGCTGGATTCGCCGCACCTGAGATCCGATAGACCATGTCAGCGGATCGCGTGCTCGCAGATGTTGTGAACGTATAGGACGCGGGTTCAGTCCCATCCATCCACCGGTACGCGATGTGCAGTCCGTTCGCTACACCCTCATCCAACAGTTCGGTCCAAGCAGCGTCAGCGTTCCAGGTTGCTGCCGTCGAACCGATGTCTGAGATCTTGATGGCGAGCTGGCCTGCCGTCGGCGTCACCATAGTAATGACGTGGCTAGTGCCCGCCGTGGTCGTGGCACTCTCGTCGACCTCTTCTACAACCGGTGAGGCCACTCCGGCCTCCTAGGTCCGGCAGACTCGCATACCGGCCCGGATGGCAGCCGCAACGGTATCGCCCGTCTCGACCAGCGCTCGGAGCACCCAGCCCTCACCGAGAGCTGAATCCGGCTCATCGCCGAGAGGCCACGGATAGCGATACAGGCCCTTATTCGGATCGAGCGAGAACTCCTCCTCGGCCACCGTCTCGATCACCGTCGGCTCCGACGTCCAGCTCTTCCCGGCGGCAAACCCGGTCGCTGCATGCCGACCATTGGACTGCTTGACCGTCACCGTCGTTGAGTTCGTGCCCGGGGCGTTGGTGGCGAACGTGCATCGGGCCACAGCGAGCTTCACCGTGTTGTTGGACGAGGTCACCCCATCGAAGTCCAGCCAGACTTCCTTGAGCACCACGCCGAAGTTCGCATTACCGGCGATCCCGAGGATGCTCTTGACCGTTCCCGCCGCAGCTAGGGCGACCTCACCTTCGGTGTGGGCCTTATACATGCTCATGGGCTTCTCCTAGGCGACGAGGGACCGGCGTGTGGGGAAACTCTCTGGTGGCGGCGGAGGGGGCGCCGTCATGGCTACCTCTACCAGGACACCGAGCAGAATCGCATCCGGGTCCGCATCACTGAATCCCCATCGACTCTTCAGCCCGTCTACATGAGCGCCTACCCACCCGCCGATGGGGCGGTCAAGCATTTTCTTCCGCCAGGTGACCGTCGTCCCCGGATCATCCGAGGACAGCCGCACGTCCGTCAGCGGTGTGTTGTCCTCGAGAAGGAACTTGAGGACCGCGAGGTTCGTCCCAGCAACGTCTCCATCGACATCGACCGCATAAACCCTGACATCAACCGGCACATCCGTCCCAGCGGGCAGGTTCGTGTACAGATGTTCCATGTACTCGTCCGTGGTCCCGAGGTCCTGGCGGATGACTTCACCATCCGTGTTCGATGAGTTCAGCGGCACGTCGTCGATGTTCAGATAGCTGTCCGTCGTGGCATTGGAGAATTGCGTCGTCGTGCCGTCGAAGTCTCCCGACGCAGTGATGTTGTGTGTGCCATCCGCCGATGGACTCAGAGGTTCCACGTGGTACCCGCCGAGAGGATAATCCCCATCGGTCACAGAGATGATCCAATCGTCGTAGTAGCCGGTATACGTGTTCGACTGCTGCGTTCCCAGGCCAACACTCGTTGTATCCGCAGCAGCCTGCGAAGGGCTTACGGATGCCTCGATCCCTCCGTCAATTCGCGCTCTGAACACCGCCGGATTCGTTGTCGAATCAAACTCCAGATCGACTTGATACCAAGTGTCCACCGAGAGTGCCGGACCAACGGCAACCGAAAGAAGACCTGTGTCGGCCAACAACTGAAACTGGTTAGTCGAGGACTGATATCTGAATCGACAGTTGCCGTTGGCGTTGACGAAAAAGGCGTAGGCGGAGAGGTTCGCCCAAACAGCAGCCCGGATATAGAACGACATCGCGACGATCCGGTTACCCGCCGGAATCGTGTATTGCACATTCTCGGCACCAGCCGCCGGAGTCATCTCAAGAGCACGCAGTCCCGTACGGACTGGAGTGGTGACTATAGCCGCCGCGCCCGCCACGGTGTCGTACACGCCGGCGGTGCCCGAAGCTACGTTTCCATGCTCGAACCCGTCAAGTTTGAGGAGCGTCGCCATGTCAGGCTAGCTCGCGCTTCCATTGACATCCTGAGCACCGGCACCGGTCGGCGTGCCACCCGCTTGCCACTGTGCCCACGTCAGATTCGAGGCTTCCTTACGAAAGATGTTCGATGCGGCGGGGTCGTCGAAGTCATAGGTGTTGTAGTCCCAGGTGTTGTCCTTGAGGTTGGTCACATAGTCCGAGTACCCAGCCACAGTGTCCTCGACATTGAGGATGGCACCTCGTTTACCACTCGTGGGTACAACCTTGTTCTGGAAGATGTGATTTTCCTTTAGCTCGGCATCCTGCGTGTCCTGCTGAACCTTGAGAAGACTGAGGGAGATCTCACCATCGCCGGAGAGGAACTGATTGGTCAGAAGCTCGTTCCCATAGACCTCGGTGTGCATCGAACCGGCAAGCCCGATCCCCTCACGGCCGTTGTTACGAATCAGGTTGTTGCGAATGATGTTGGTGAAGTTCTCGTTGCCCTGCGCGTTGACCTCGAGGAAGATACCTGGCCCATTGTTGCCTTCGACCAAGTTCCACTCAATGATCGCATCGTAGTTCGCGAAGTCGAGCCACTGTCCGGTTCCCGACAGGAAGTCCGAGCCGGAGACACCCATTCCATGAATCCAATTGTGTCCGCATCTGATGCGGGTGGTGCCAACGAACTTGTTCCCACCACCTGAAATCGGGTTTGCCATCGAGGGACCGAGCTCGTTGTCTTCGATGATGCCATCAACGACTTGGAACATGCCGGTTGTGACACTGCGAACACGATGGATCTTGCAATTGTGGACCCACTTCACGACGCCGGTCCCGGTCCGCGTGACGTCCTGGCCGTCTATCTCACAATAGGCGACCTCCCAGCCCGTGCTGTTAGTCGAGTCAATGGCAGTTGTGTCGAACCCCACAAACTTGCCGTTCATCACCTTCACACCATTCGCAGATGCAGCAGCGATACCCGAGAAGGGGCCACCGCTCATCGTGAAGGTTGTTCCACCATTGAACCAGAACTCATCGCCTGCATGAGGAGCGATGGGTGCCGTGAATGGGAAGCCGCTTGTGACATGAAACTTACGCGCAGAGCCCGCGGCATTGACAGCATTCTGGAGCGTGGCGAAGTCGGTGATGTTGTCGGTGTCGAAGATGCCCGGATAGCCAGGAAGCGCGGAGACAATGGGCTGCTGACCCCATGCTCCACGAATGCCGACGCACCCCACGAGCGTGCGAACATTCTGAGGATCCAAACCCCCCATTACCCGAACGTTCGGCATGAGGGCCTCCCTAAGAAACCGCCCACCAACGAGGGACACCGCGGCGAGTCCGCCGCCCTTCATCAAGAACTCTCGTCTGTCCACAGATCACCTTCAGCACGTTGGAGGTGGAGGCGAAGGGCTCGGTGAGGGGCTCGGTGAGGGGCTCGGTGATGGTGACGGACTCGGTGGTCCACCGGAGTGCCCAGGACGGTGGTGGGCCTCAGCAACACCACCAACCGAGGCGAACCCGATGGTTCCAGCGGCCAAAGCAACCAAGACGAGGCGACGCCATCTAGTTCCCAAAGATGTCCAACTCCCCAGCGTTGATCTGGAATTGCCCTTGCCCGGTGAAGTTCGTGACGACTACCTTGCGCCAGATGCTCGAGCCGGTGCCGGTGATGTCCACCGCAGCGCCACCCGAGGTCGTCGCCACGCGGAACGCATCGGTCGTTAGGCCGGTGGAGATCACGTAGTAGAGCGTGCCGGCAGTCAGCCCGGTGGGAACCGATAGGCCCTCGACGACCTCAAAGACGATCCGGTCATCAAGAGCAAGCCCATGAGCAACCGACTGCACATCGTTGGCCGTGGCATCGGCGGTCCGCACAAGTGCCAGCCCGCTAACCGTGGAGAACCATCCGGTCTGATAACAGGTGCCCGCCGTTGAAGCGTCCCATGCGCCCCAGGCCACGACATTGCCGGCCGGGACGTCGAACAGGATGGCCGTGTCGTTGTCCTGCGTGCCGCCAGCCGCGGCCGGGAACGTGTTCTGCTTGCGGGCGTACGGCGGGGATCCACCGGTCAGTTCGTTGGCGCCGGTGAGGCCAGGGTCGGCGCTGTGAAGTGAGATCCATGCCTCGACAGTGGGGAAGGTTCCGGTTCCGGCACTCCAGATCTCATCGATGAGTGCGTTCTGGCCAGCCGTGGTCAAGGGCATGTCCGCGTCCTTTCAAGACGGAGAGACTCGGGGGGACTTGGAAGAGAACTTCTAGGGCTGAGGGGGACCGCCGTTGCCCGGCAGCACGATCTGCTTCACGGGCACGGCGAGGTTCGGCCGCTGGCCGAGCTTGTCGCGGAGGTCGAGGATCTTCCAGTTCTGCTTGACCGCCTGCGCGACAGCATCAAGGCACTGGCGAACTCGCTCCTCGCTACCGACGGTGAGCACAGTGTTCAGGCCAGCCGTGAACGCCACCGCAGCCCACCCCTTCTCGCCAGCATTCTGCGTCGACACGGCGAAGGCGGAGTCGAAGTTCACGATGTCACGGCCGTCGTCGGAGATGATGATCACGTCTTCCTCCTCAGTCCTGGTCCTGCGTCAGATACTCGCGGCGAAGTCTCATCTGGCCAGCCTCGATGATTCCGAAGACGCGCGGCCAGTCCAGATCCGGGGAGATGTTCGAGCCGACGGAGTGATTGCCGTCGGCATCGATCCACTCGTGGAAGATGACCCAACCGCCGAGCAGGTCGCCGTCCTCGTAGCCACGGAGGAAGTCATGGATCCGCTCAGCCGCCGCATCATCGTCGAGTGTCTCCGGGTGACGGGGTCGCTCAGAGGATGGGTCTGCGGGCAGATGCTCAACGCGTGCGGCCGTTGGTTCAGGACTCTCCATCCCAGTCCCCTCGAGCAGATGCAGCGCGCTTCAGACCTGACAGGATCAGGCGCATCGCTTCGCATGCGGCGGGCGACAATCTCAGGAGCCAGGCGAGCTTGTCGCCATCGAGGAACACGATCAGCATCTCTATCCCCCAACGCAAAGAGCCGCCCCGAAGGACGGCTCTTGCGCGTCGGTGCTCCGTACGTTGGTTCAGTCCCCAGACTTCACCAGGGAAATCATGGGGTACAGCGCGAGGAATTGCAAGCCTGTGATTCAGGTCGGGATAGGCACGAACCAGGCTCCCTCATGCTTCGCTAGGAAGCTCGGCACATCCTCCAAGGGGATTGCTCTGGCGCTGTCCTTCGTCCCCGCCAAGATGAGACCCGGAGTATAGGCAGCCTCTCGCAAGGCCTTCGTGATCTTGTAGGCAAGCTGAGTGGGCAGCTGACCAAGTATCCGACCGACAGCAGCCATGACCTCCAATTCGAGGATGTCTCGGCCTGTCCACTGACGCGTAGATCCAGAGCCTTGCCCCTTGGGCAGTCTCCCAAGCTGGATCCAGCGGTCGACGGTGCTATGCGGAAATCCGAGGGACCGTTCAACGTCCGGCGTTGTAACGGTTGTCATTCAACTGGCGAGGATCCGCCGGATGATCCGACGCCGCTCCTCGAACTCGAACCGGCGCTGAAACAGGGCGACGAGCTGCTCTCCCGACCGATCCTGGCCATGCCGACGATGGAACCGGTAACAAGCCCGGCACCGATCCAGCCGGAAGACCGGGGCCTTGCTACAAACGTGGCAGAGATGCCCCGGGCTCATCCCGGGATCCCCTCCCCTCGACCGAGCCGCCGGAGCCTCGCCTGGAACGAGGCATCGAGCTCGGCCTTGGTCACGATAGCGTCCGGCGCCGGCTTGCGTGCGCCCTGCCGCATCAGCGGACCGACCACGCGCTCGAGGGCATTCCTCGCGTTGTAGAGCTCCCCCCTTGCCCAATACACCTTCTTCGCGGCGCGCCGGGCCTCGGCCCTCCCCCTCGCCTTCGACTCGGCCAGCACCACGGCCGAGGTCGGATCCGCATCGTGGGCCTTCACACCGCCGGCGCTGTCGCCGACCGAAGGGGCAAGCGACCAGCCGTGGGCGTGGCGGTAGAGTTCGCGGAGCTCAGAGAGCACGTCAGCGATGGCTCGAAGATCGGAGTCGAACTCGGCGGGCGAGGGCAGCCTCACCATGGCAGCAGCTTCCGAATCTCGTCGACGATGATGCGGCCCGCGTTGTGCCATGCGACGTGAAGCTGCCAGAGGGACCAGACCAGCGTCCGCTGCCGCCACTCCTGGGGGAGGTCCGTCATCGGCTCGAAGTCGCACACCTCGCACCCCGGCCTCAGCGGCTTCACGATTTCATTCACGATTTCAGACTCTCTCCATTCATGCACACGCCCATGGTCCCCAGCCCTGGGCACGCACCATCAACGCCGTCACCACGATCTGCGTTCGGCTGTTCCGCCAGTTCGGGCGGAGCTCCCACCACGTCGGCCGATAGCTCCGCACCCGGTCGAACCAGGACGTCAGCGCATGCTGGGCCAGCCCGACGAACGGGCCGAGCGCGTTGTACGCCAGGCGCCACCACCCGCTCTCGCAGCCTATGACCGATCGGAACTTCGTCAGCCCACCGGGGACCGGCCATCGCTGGAGAACGCACCACGTGGTGCGGTCCTCCTCGCGCTGGGTCCAGATCCCTCGATCGAGCCCTTGGAACCTGCACTGCTCCTGCCTCCAAGTTGCCTTTTCTTGTGACCCGGCGTAGATAACGTTCAGCCGGGTTTCTTCTCTTGCCTGGCGGCTCTGGCCCTCTCCGGTCCCACCCAGGATCCATGCGAGGGTCAGGGCTGCAATGAGCACTCTCAACGTCGTCACCTCCGTGATAGGTCGTCTGCGATCCCCGGACCGCGCGGCCTTTACGGTTGGCGCATCACCTCCTCGAGCTCATCGAGCAGCACCTCGGCAGTGCGGCCGAGCCCGACCAGCGTCGTGAGAACGTCGCGCACGTCCCCCACCGTCCCGGCATCACCGGTCGCGTGGCGGATGGCCGGCGAGTAGAGCCGGCGCCAGTTGCCGAGGACCGAGCTGAGGAACCACATCGCTCGGACCGGGCCCGGCACCTTCATCTTCGAACCGATCCAGCGGTGCTCAAGGCCACGCACCGATGTGGCCTCGCTCACGCCGACCTCTCGTCTTTCCACCCGTATCCGAGGGCGTTCACGATCTGCGAGACGCGCTGGGGTGTGAGGTCGACTGCCTTGGCGATGGCACGCCGGCCGAAGCCCATCGCAAAGAGCTCGAGGATCTTGGCGTTGCGGGCCGCGATCTCAGCAGCGGTGAGCCAACTCACGGCCACACCCCCCACCCAACGGGTTCGACCACGCCGCACCGCGAGCACGTCCCGCGGATATCGGCCACGCGCTCCTCGAAGCTGTCGATCGAGTAGGAGACGTCCGCCACGAACCGCCCGCAGTTGGGGCACCGGCACGGCCCGATGACCGCCCAGTCGTCCGGGTTTGCTAGAGCCTCCGGTGCTCGGCGTTCGTCCATCAGCCCGAGCCCCCATAGGTCGTGATGATCTGCTCGAGGTCCGGCCGCACGCCGTCGAGGGCCCTGCGCTTGAGCTCGGCGAAGACGGTCGGGCCCAGCCAGAAGGCAGCCCACTCATCAAGCTCGATCGGGTGATGGGTGAACCAGACGTGGTGCGCCGCGCACATGCCCACGGACGCTTTCGGATCCCAGCGCGTAGCGTGGTAGCTCCGGCGGATGAGGTGACTCCACTGGAGTCCGCCGCCATGCTTGAGCGTGTCCCGGACGACGCAGCCGCCGTCCCGCGCCTTCACGAAGTGCGCGACGAGTCGGTCAGCGCGGGCGACAGCGTGGGTGTGGCAGAGGCCCAGGATCCGCGGCGGGCGATGGCAGGTTCGGACCGAGCAGGTTGGTCCGCGCCGGCGAGGGAGCGGACTGATCGGTCGGAGCGGCGTGCGGCGGACGAGGGTGCTCACGAAGCAGCTTCCTTGCGCCGCTCGATGTCCTCGGCGCGCCGCTTGCGTTCCCGCTCAGCGATCTCGTCCAAGACAAACCGCAGGGGACGTTCGTCAGCGAGCACAACGCCCTTACGTTCCGCCAGCCGATCGAGCAGTCGGATCCGGTCGGGCCAGATCCCCAGGTCCTCGTCGGAGAGCAGATTCTCGATCGCTTGGCGACGATGGCCGATGAGAGCGTCGGCAAATCGGTAGTCGCCTTTCCCGATGCGTCGCCGGAGATCGACGTACCCAGCCAGTTCCGTTTCCAAGACCTCGAGCTCGTCAGCCACCGATCCCCCTCGCTCTCTTCATCTCGTCGATCAGGGCGCCGTCGGCGTCCTCCCGCGGTGCTCGATTCGGAACAGCGCGGACGCCGGAGACGGCAGCCCAGTGCTTCGCCAGCGCGTTCGCGGTGAGCTCCCATTCGGGATGTAGCCGCTTGTACACACCGGCACGGCGATGGATTTCACCGGCCGAGACGTCCGGGGTCGCGGTGCGGATCTCTGCCGCAGCTACCCCGATACCTGCCGCATGGCGCTTCGTGAGCTGATTCGGGTCAGCACCCTCGATCTCGGAGAGGGCGTCGTGAATCTCGTCTCGCTTGCGGGAGGGCGCCGGCTTCGGCGCCGCTCTTGCTCTTGCTTCTCTAACGTCAAGGGCTTCTACGTCAGGGGCTTCTACTTCATCAGCCGGGTTTCCCGTCGGTCGGGTTTCCCGTCGGTCGGGTTTCCCGTCGCCTAGACTTCCTGACGTTCGGGGCGCTGGACTTCTGGATTCGGCGAAGATGACGTAGTGGCGCCGGAGGTGGCCCTCGAGGTCGCGCTCAGTTAGGAGCTCGGCGTAGCCGGCCTCTCGGAGCTCGGCCATTGCGGCCTTCGCGGCATCGCGCCCGCACTGTGCCTCTCGCATCAGGGTGGCGATCGCCGAGCGGACCCAGCCTTCCTCGTGGGAGAGCAGCGTGACCAGCGCGCCGCGCCCCTTGAGAGAGAGCCGCGGATCCCGGAGCGCATCACGTGGAATCGCGTGCCAGGGCCGGCCGCCGAAGTCGATGCGGTCGGTCACGCCACCACCTCGAAGGGCCGGACGTCGAAGAACATGACCTGCATCCACTCGAACCGGCAGCGGCGGCAGATGACATGCCAGTGGAACCAGCCCTCGGCCGGGCAGCCCTCGGCGTGGAGCGTGCCTCGGTAGCGGTGCCGAGGACGGCAGGGCTTCGTCATGCCGCCCGCCCCTGAGCGCTCTCAGGTAGTCGGAACAGGCGTTCCTGGTCCCCTCGGCCACCCCGGGCCTGTGCGGCCCGCTGGGCACGCGGGAATATTGCGGGGGCCCTCGCTGAGCCGCGGGGCCGACCCGGACCGAACAGGGAGAGCTGCACCGGGTCGGCGGGCCCAGGCCGGTGCCAGACGCCGTCGCCGTTTGCCCGCATGCCGATCACCCGGAGATCCCGGATCGAGCGGCAGCGGCCCGAGGGGTGGGCCCGGCGGAAGGTGAAGTGCCCGCCGAAGGATTGCCGGCACCGGGGGCAGCGCTCGACCCCGGCGTTCACGGATCCACCTGGACCTTGCGATAGGTGTGCCGCTGGGCATGGCGACGGAAGATCCGCTGGGCCTTCCGCCGGGCATGTTTCTCGGATCCGAAGGCCCATCCGGAGATGCCGAAGTCGCCGAGGGCCACGTCGGAGCAGGTGATGCGGATGTACCAGCCGAACCGGGACTCCTGCAGCTCGATCTCGTGATGGACCTCCACGCTCACGCCTTCACCCCGAGCAGCCGCGCGCCGCAGTGGCGGCAGTAGGAGTCCGAGGCGCCGATCACGCCCCGGCAGTTCGTGCAGATGTAGTGGACGAGCGGCTTCCTCACGCGGACGATGGTCGCCCTCGGCCTATCCAGGGCGGACTCGCTTCGGCAGCGGCAGGTCAATCTCCTCGCGCAACTCCCTCAGCAACGGCACGCAGTAGAACCGGCACATGCCGCACAGCCCGTCCTCACCGTCCACCGGGTAGACGCAGAGCTGGCCGTCTCCGAGGATCCGCTCGGCACTGCGGGCGAACTCACAGCCGCAGCGATCTTCCCCCGGATACTTCCGGGCCAGCCCCGTCCGGGTCCAACGCCACGCGACGAGCAGGCCGATGGCGACCGAGCCGCTGAACCAGGCGAGCACCAGCAGCCCGGTCCTCATACCGAGCTCCTGGTGATCGTCTCGATCTGGCGGCCGCATCCGATGCAGACCTCGATCCAGGCCCCATCCGACTCGCGCTGATGGGTCCTCGTCCCCTGGAGGTGAAGGCATGGGCGGCCGGAGGGGGCGACACTCGGAGCCTGAGCGGCCGCAGCCTCTCTCTCTCGAGGCCCTTCCCCCTCCGGCACTGCATCCGCGACCTCGGTTTCCTCAGGCGTCGCCTCGGTCGCGGACGTCTTGGAGGGCGCCGCTATATCTGGAGTCGAACCAGCCTGCTTATGCGGAGCAGCTCTCCCGGAGTCGCCCTCCAAGATCTCGCCGGTCTCCGGGTCCACCCCCGCCGGCAGGGCCGGGGGGAGGTGGCCGCCCAGCCCTGCGTCGGCGAGGGAGTACGGAAGTCGGAGAACCGGGACGACGAACTGCCGCTCGGCCTGCCCTGGGACCTTCTGCTGGCGCTGCTCGAGGACGAGCGCCGCCGTCGCAAAGTGCGACCGGGCATGGATCGAGCGGAGGATCCTCATGGCGCCGGCGAGCTCGACCGCGGCGTTGTAGCCCGAGGTCGTCAGGCGCCACACGCCGATACCCGGGAGCTCCGGAAGCAAGACGAGGAGGTGGGTGGTCAGCTTGCACTCACGCTTGTCGGGCTCGCAGAGGCAGGGCCCGCCGGAGATGAACTCCTCCCGGCCGTTGCAGGCCCGCGTTCGCCCGCCGGCCGTGTAGAGCTCGTAGAGCTGGCGCTCCTCGAGCTCCTGTGGGAACGGGACCAGGACGTTCAGCTCGGAGGCGTCGGTGAGGACTTCCCACTGCTGCTGCTCGCCGGGCGCGCCGGTCCACTCATGAGCCTCGCCGCCCCACAACTTCGCGGCAGTCTCGATCGCCTCACGGTTCGGAGACGTCAGGCGCCACTCGGTGAGCTTCACCGGGCGCCGTCCCTTCTTGCCCTTGATGGGCTCGCTGTCGCCCATGCGGAGGCGCCCCTCCTCGCGTAGCCGCGGCGTGAGGCCGGCGACGGTCATGCCGTCCGCCAGAGGTAGGCAATCCCGGCGCAGATCAGCCCGGTCGTGATAGTTGTCACGACCGCGATCAAAGGAGAGACCGGTTCCCTGGGCTTACCAACCGCGCCGATGGTGGCGAGGCCCGCACACACCTGCAGGAAAATCAGCGCGCCGAAGATCGCTGTCCTCATCCGGCCAACCTCTCGATGGCCCCTCGCCGGATGGCCCGCTCCCGCCGGGCGCTGCCACGTCGCCCGGCGGCGAGCCACTGGTCCCTCGGGATCCCGATGCGCGCCGCGATCTGGAGGGCCTCGTTCAGACCGGCGCTCAGCTGCCGATGGGCGTGCGGGCCCGGAGCCTCGGCCATGTGTTCGACCCGAGCGAGCACCTGCAGCCGCTCGACGGTCGGATCGACCGTGGGAAATCCAGCGAGCTCCGGCTCGAGGACCCCCTCCCCGAACCACGGCTGACCGCACCGAGGGCAGAGCTCGAGGTGCAGCCCGGCGTGGAATCCGCAGAGGCCCCCGGCGCACCGCGAGCACCGAACCTGCGACGGCTTGTCGCAGAGGCGGCAGGTCACCCGGCGCTCCGGCAGTCGGCTTTCGCCGCCTGGTAGTCCGCGGTGATGCCCTCGATCTTCCCGCCCGCAGCGGTGATCCTGGCCGAGGCGTCCTTCAGGCCGGCGATGTCGAACCTTGACGCCGCGTCGAATCCGTCGGACGCGGCACCCATCGCCTCCCCGGCATAGGTGAACCCCTGGTCTGCCAGATCCAGGGCATCGAGGCAGGACTGAGGGGCGACCGCAACGGTGGTCGTGGTTGGCTCGGGGCGAGTAGCCGCTCCAACACCGGCGCCGACCAGGCCGGCGACGATCGCCGCGATCACCAGTGCTCGGGTCCTCCAGAGCCGCCCCTTCGGTGGCGCCGGTGGGAGCAGCACGTCGGGATCTGTCATCGTCATCGTGCCGTCACCGCCTCTCGAGGAAGCCAGATCACGCGTTCTCGTCCGGTCCCGGTGAGGTAGACGACGCGAGCTCGGCTCGGCGTCCAGTCGGTCACCCATGCCCGGCCGCGCTCAGATGCGGCGGCGACCCAGCGCCGACCTCGCCCTCGAGCCACGGCGACGTACTCACGGTCGGCCATCAGAAGTGCCACTTCCAGTTGACGCTGTACACGACGGGCGTGAAGTACTTGACCCACTTCGTGTAGGAGTTCCAGAACCGGAAGTACTTCGGGCCCCACGCCGTGTGAACGGTGACGTTCATCAGGACCCGGTAGGGCGTGTAGTTGTAGCAGACGACCTTGTGCGCGGTCGGCACCCGGCAGAACACGTTCGCCGCTTGCGCCTGGGCTGGCAGGAACGCCACCAGGAGCAGCGCGGCCATCGTCGCCGCGATGATGAGACGCCGCATTACGATCCCCCCTCCGCCCGTCCCTCGACGGGCAGTTCCTCGAATCCATTGGCCTTGACGAAGTCGATGAGCGTGGCGATCCGCAGGTCCCACATCAGCCGGCCGAGCGTCTTCGCGGCGTGTTCCATGCAGAG